ATTTTTAGTATTATTAAGTCAGATGTTGCAGACGCCGCATCCGCTTGCGCCGAATCAACCATTAGCGGCTGATCCTCGGCTAAACCTGACCGGCCTGTTATACAGGACGTTCGATCACCTTGCGCAAGAACTGACTTACTCGGGCAGCTATGAGCCAGCAGATCCCAGCTTCGATCCCGAGCCCGGTCTCCCCGGCGGTAGCAGCCCCTCAGGCAGCGCCCGCGGCGGATTTGGGCTCAACAGCCTACCCGCAGTGGGTAGCCAATACCCAGGGGGTGCCTTCGGTGGCTATGCCCCAAATGCAGTCGCCGGCAACACCGGTTACGGCCCCTTCTACCAGCAACCAGTACAGCCAGTCTCCGTCAGCCTCCTCCCCGTCCAATCCGTGGGAAGCGGCGATGGGCAGCCTGGAACGGGTGGTTTCTCGGATCTCCCCGTCCCCCAGCCAGGCACAACAGTATCCTCAGTACCAAATGGTGCCGCAGGATACTCAACAGTACAGTCAGAATTTACAGGCCCAACCCTGGCTGTACCAAGCGCCTACGGATCAGCAGATCTCGTACAACAGCGCGTATACAACCCCGACTTCTTATCCGACTTCTACGGAAGCGCAACCCGCTCAACTAAGCGCGGAAACAAGCGCCGTAGTTAATCACTTCGGTATTGAAGCCCCTGCGGTTCTCAACGAGTACGCTGTTACTCTTGAAGATACGCTGATTCAGCAGAATGAAAACATGGAAGCCCTCGCTCTGCGAGCCGGCGCCATGGAGCACATCCTGACTGACCCTGATCAGCTGGCTGATTACACCAATCGGTTCTTCACCGAGGTGTACCCCGTGGACGAGGAGGTTGATTACGGCTACAGCCAACAGTATCAGCCTCAGTATGATCAAATGCCTGCTGTCCCTGCTGGTGCTACCGGCGGTGCTCGCGGTGCTGATGTTGAGTCTCAGTGGAACGGCTTCACTCAGACGATGGATCAGAACCCCGAAAACGCTTGGCGTTATCTGTCTCAGATGAGTCCTGATGCCATCCGTAGCAAGCTGTTGTTCTTGGACAACGCCTGAGCTACTATCCGCTAGGAGGATCCAGGGGACCCCGTCTGTTAGGCGGGGTTTTTTATTGTTAAACTACTTTTAGATTTAGCGTATAATCTTGGCCCCATTTCGAAGCGAGTCTCAGCGCCGCAAATTCTACGCGATGGCGGAACGCGGTGAAATCTCAAAAAATAAAGTAAAAGAGTATGAGGAAGAAACTAAAGGCGATCTCCCTGAGCGCGTAAAGAAAAAAGAGTCTATGGTTAAGGCCAAGCGTAAAGCTAAAAAATTCGCTAAAAAACGCGAGGAAATGCAGCGTGGCTAATCTTAACCGTCGTTCAAAAGCGGCCTCCACACCGGCAGAGTCAATTGCCGCCTTGCAATCTGAGCTGAGTGCCCTTCGCGAACTTTATGTTCGGGATATGCAAAATATCAGTGCGGACATGCAAGCTTTGAGTGCCAAAGTCGAGCCTACTGCTGTTTCTGAAGACTGATTTTAAAAGTTTTATACTATATGTAACCGTGAGAAGCCGATATGTATACGCCTATAAGTAATTGGCGGTACGATAGCGGCTTTCACAGGGTTCAAAGCGGTCCGAACCACGAAGGCTATATCGTGGTTAGCTCTGGGATTGTGGATACCGGCGCGGATACCGGTATCGTCACTCCCGGAGCTCCGAATAGTGGGCTTTGGTATAACACTAACGAGTGGCGCGCTGTTCCTCGCGCGGTTTCTGGGTACTGGACAGATTATTCGGACGTTGATTACGCTCCGAGCGGAGCGCTAAGCAGTTATGTCGGGTATCGCCCTCTGGGTGTTTCGACAATCGCTAATGCAAAAGTTTCCACGTCTTATGGTCCCCAGTTTGGCTTAAGGACAACAGGGCAATCTACTTATTTCAATGGCGTTGCTCCTGCGTCTCAGGCGTACACTCCCTACAACACTCCCGACGACAACACAGCTGCTCAGGGTTACACAGGAGGGGGCGTAACTCACGGTCGTTATGAAGGCGGCATTCTCACAAATCCAACCAACGACACGTCCGGATCTCGCGCGTCGTGGGTGTATAACCCTCCTGTTTACTGTAAAACATATACGGAGACTGTTCGCAGCACAGCTCCTGGGCTGATGTCGACGGCTTTGCGGTACATCTACCGCGGAAAAGCCGGCACGTATGTCTCTAACTTTGCGGCTATCTACCATCAGTTGCCTGAAGGTGTTCGCTCTATGGTGCGCACTTATTCACCTACAGTTAATTCAAGTAATCAAAAGTCAATTTGACCGCTAAAAATGCGACAAGCTGGTTTTGTTCAGCCTGTTTTCTAGTTAAATTAAGTATGTAGTTCTTCGGAGGTTGACGCTTTGTTCGTCGATAATGACTTCCCGAAGCTGCTGGGCGCTGAATTATACCGTCCTCACCCCGCGTATGTGGTGGAGATGGCAGCTGAGCCCGTGGTTGTTCACGATTTCTCGAAGCAACCCGGCCAGACTGTTCAGTTAGACCGGTACCGCTTCTGGGGCAATCCTGGTTCGAAAGAAAGCCGGGAGCGCACTGCCGAGCAAACCATCGGCACGGCTAACAGCCGCAACATTGTTAAGGACAAAGTGCTCGTGACCCTCCGCGAGTACACCGGTCCTGCTGACCCGAGTGATCCCACTCAGCCGAGCACCTTTAAGATTGCTCGCGAGACTCTGATCACCGCTCAGCGTCTGCTGTTGGACACCGGTAACCTTACCGCTTTCCACCAGTCCATCGGTTCTCTGACTCTGCTCGACGACTACCGTCGTTGGCGCGACCGGGTGTTCATCAATGAACTCCTGAAAGCTGTTTCCAAGGGTCAGGCTTCCGACAGCCAAGGTGGTTACTACTACCCCGGCGATCTTGCCGTTGGTAGCCTCACCTACGCCAACGCCGAGCAAGCTAAGTTCGACGTTAAGGATGACCTGCTGCGCGTGGTGAAGAGCCTGCGTAAGCGGAACACTCCTACCTACCAGGACGGTTTCTATCGCTGCGTTTGCGATCCTACCTTCCTGATGCACCTGCGCCAGAACAGCGACTTCCGTGAAGTTGCTCGTTACCCCGGCAACGGTCAGATCAACCCCCTCATGTCCTCGATGCAGCCCAACGCTGCCATCTACATGGGTCAGGGCTTCGGTCAAGCCACCTTCGTGGCCGGCGAGCCGATCATGCCCACGGGTTTTGTGTTCGAAGGCGTTCGCTTCTTCGAATCCACCAACATGCCCTCTCAGAGTCAGACTGCCACCATCGGCGGCACGTCGAAGTCTTACGAGAGCGCAATTGGTATGTTCTTCGGTCCCCAGAGCGTTGGCGTCGGCATCGGCGGTAACAATGCCCAGGTGTTGCTGAATAACAACGACGATTTCAGCCGTTTCATCATGATGATTTGGAGCCTGTACGCAGGTTTCGAACTTCTGAACGCTGATTTCGCGACCATCGCCTACTCCTTTAACGCTTGAGGAGGTAACTAACGATGGCCATCAACCCTAACCAGATCTCGGTTGCCAAGATTTATCCTGGTAACTACACCAACGTTCTTCGTTACTGGCACGAAGAGAAGTCCGTTGTTTACAACAACGAGAACGGCACCAGCGAAACCCTCGTCGATCAACCCGTCGGCGGTCCTGTTGGCGTTATTTTCCGTCCCGGCTGGATTGCTCAGCAGGCTGTCGGTTACGTGGACCTGTCTTATCAGGCCCTCGGTTCTGTCAACCAGCTTGAGTACTACACCAAGCCCTACGGTTCTGGTCTGAACGGGGACAACGTTCCCTTCACCACCGCCAACGTGATTATCCCCTCGCCGGATTATCACAAGGATGTGCGTTCCGACATTGCCGACGGTATCACTGTGCCTTCCGGCGCTTATGTGTACCGTGTGGGTCTGCGTCTCGACGGCGGCGATGTGGTTTCCAGCGGCGTGGGCGGCGGTTCCGCTACCCCCACTCTGGGTCTCGGCCCCGCTCTGAGCGTTGGTCTGAACAGCACCCCTACCCCTAGTGGTTTCTTTGCCACTATCGTCGGCGCCAACAGCCGCATCGAGAACGGTTCGTTCAATTCCACCAACGCTTGGAATGATGCGAACATGCACGTTGTGACTGCCGAAACTACTTACAAACTGTCCTCAGTTCGTAACCTCGGCGGTGTGGCTGCTTCGGGTCTCGCCCAAGCTTCCGGTGTGTACGATCCTCGTGCTAAATCCGGCAAGCTCATCGGTAAGGACAAAGCTCTGGCAATCTGCGAAGTTTGCTGGCTGGTTCCTGACGAGCCGCCCAAGCGCTCCGATGTCGCCCTGCAGCCCGCTGGTGTGGTGGAGTCTTCGATTTACACCTCCACCGTTCCCTCGGCCTGATACATTTAATCGGATGTCGACGGACGCCCCCCTCTTCGGAGGGGGATTTTTTTTACCTGATTCCGATTGACTTACGAAGCAGTTCTTGTTTGATCTGCTCTAAACGATCTTCTGGATTAATGCTGTATGTTTTGCCGGTCTCCACAAGATCTACCAGTGACCTGGCATAGTTCTCAGGGTTGACGTAGTCCAAAATTCCGGCTGTTCGTTTTAATGCTTCCGGGCCTACCCCTGCGCCTGCAATACCTAGACTGCGGTACAGCTCACGCCGTGCTTGCGCCTCTGGCGTTTCCTGAGCCTTAGCTGCATACCTAATCACGTTTGGTGCCACCGTGGCGATATCGGCTGGAGGCAGCGCACTTGCGGCAAACCCGGTTCCACCCACTGCGATACCTCGCGCTGCCGCACGCCTGGGCGACATACCCGCTTTGATATTGGAACTTGTTTCGCCGATGACGTTCAGTACGTCACCTGCAAAAGGAACTGCCTGCAGCAATCGTCTTGCGGGCGCCGGGATTTGAGGTAAACCCGGTAAACGAAAGTTAAAAGGCACCTACCTTTAGACCGTACACCTACTGCCAGTTTAAGGTAAGATACCGTTCAGATACTGTTCACATAATGACTGTGACTCAGGTTAAAGAGTTCACGTACACTCCTAATGGTGTCAAAATCGAAGTTGTCAGCACTCACGACGATGGTGAGTACATGATGGTGCGTTCTATTACTACAGGTAAAGTTTTCTTTGCGCATCGTAATCAGGTTGTTGAGGAAGTTCGTGAGGCTGAACCAGAACCCACTCCTTCGAAGCAACGACGAGGACGTCAATTAGTTAAGCCGGAAGTTCCTGCTTTTAACCGCGTGAATATCAACTCCGCTCCTCCTCAGTTACTGACTCAGGTGTTGAAAGGCGTGGGAATTAAAACTGCTACGGACATAAAAGAACTGCAGCAAAGTTTGCCTGGTGAACGCTTTACCAAACTTGATCAGTTGAAGTCTATTAAGGGTATTAATTGGGATGAGGTTCTTGAAGACGGGAATGTGTACGTAGAATAGTCTTATTCAGGCGTTACGTGTTTCCATGTAACGCCTAATTTTATATTACTTATGCTAGAAATTTATACATTAAATAATTTTGCGATATCTTTTTGAGTTAAGTCATTTTTTTTAAGTAAGTTTTTTATCTGTTTTCCCGAGTGCTGTATAGAGGGTGAATTCGGATAGATTTGTCGGTCAAGGGGGCGTCAGTGTGAGTGGGTGGGTTTTACAATACGCCCCCTCTTTTTCTGGGATAAACTTGAGTTATATACGGGGTTTGAAAGGTGGCTCAATTTACACAGCAAGAATTAGAGCAAGTACAGAGTTATCTAGCTCAGCAAGGTGTTGTATTTAATCCTACAACAACGGATGCTACTAAGAGAGAAGTTGTATATGCTGCAATAAATCAGCTAACACGTAATCCTGCTCAGACTTTTGGGTACAGGTTAGATGATTACAATTTTAGTCGTGTTGCATATCACCTTGGTTTTAACATAGCTACGGTTCCTGCGGGAGACTATGCGCGTCTTATCGAGGCGTGTAATTCTGTTCCCAGTGAATATTATTTCGATAAGATAGTTCAGCAGGTAGAACGTTGTGAAGAAGCTGAGCGTTTAACGGAGCTGGCGACCGGGAGAGCGACCAGTCGTCAAGAAACTATTTTAGGTGATGTCAGTCGTTCGATTAATATTCAAGATAAAAGAGAAACAGCTAAAATCTGGCGTGAAAATTATTTATATGAATGTGACAGATTGGCTCATATGCTCTACGTCCCGAATTACAGGGATCCCGTAACCGCTAGGTACCGGTTCGAACGCAGCGGCGGCGAATTCATCCAAGCCATTCCCGGACCTCCGGATGTATCCCGTGCGGACCGTCTGTACTTTTACGCAAACTGGCGATAAACGCTATATTTATTAAAGGCACAGGTAGCTGTATGGCTGATTACGCAGAGGGTTTGCGGGTTCTCACTAACTTAGTTAGCAACCCGCAAATGCTGAGGCAGATCCAAAACTTACCTGGAGAGATCTCCGGGCAGATCCAGGATGTTCTGCGTGGTTTCCAGGCAGCAGGTGGTAGTGGCGCTCTAGGTCCCGCTATTCAGAAACGGTTACTGTTTCCGAACGCTCCCGCCCCTCGGCCCATTCCCACCAAAGCTGAGAAGACCCAGCAGCTTCCCTTAGCCATTCGAACCCGCGAAGGTGTGCCCGTTTCTTCGCGTACTCCCCGTCCCACAGTTCGGAATCGTGAGACGATTCAAGCCGGTGCTCGTGAACGCGTTGCGGATATGCCTCGGGTGCGCCTGCCCGGCGAGGCTCCCGGCCAAATGAGCGTTTTCTCAGCTCCCGAACCTCAATTTAAATACAACATACACACTGCTCCTGAACCTGAGTTTGGTCCGGGTGCGCGTCCTCTTTCTCTGCGGGAAGCCGACGCCGATACTGCAAACCTGCTTCGGACTCTGGAGCCAGGGACAGCTACGACTCTCGCCCGTCTGGCCGACGATATCGCTTCTGAGTACGGGGTACCAGCCGGGGAAGCTCTTAAAAATATCACCGGTCCGAAGGGCACTGACTACCTCGCCTATTTGAATACGGCTCGTAAAGGCGAAGGCGGTCAGATGGTTCCCCCCGGCGGCGGCCAAACTATTCCCCCCGGCGGTGGCCAACCCATGCCCGGCAACCGCGGAGGAGAGCTAATTCAATCGCCTGGCGGCGGAGCAGGTCGTCCCGGCCCCCGCGTGGCCGACGACGTCATCGACGTTGACTACCGCCTTATTCGTGAACTGCCTGCTGGACGTCGCGGCGGAGCTCTCGGTCAAGTAAACGTTGATTTAGGTAAAGCGGTACGTGAGTCCGGTCTTACACCCACGCAAATTAAGGCTCTGTTAGCCGGCGGCGGCGCCCTAGGTGTGGGGACACTCCTGGGTGTGATGGGACGCGGCGAGGATACTGAGTCTGTCGCTCCTTTGACAAATGAGCAGGCATACCCTCCCCAAGGAGCCGTAACTCCCCCGCCTCGCATGCCGGGCGGAATGCCGCCTTCTATAACCGGACAAGCCGGTAGCGGGCAAGTTTACATCGCCCAAGACGACGGCGATAGTAATTACCGGCAAGCACGTTCTAATGCTCTCCAAGCCGCTAGCCGCGGGGGAGGCGTAATGCCTGGCGCCCCTCGTGCGCCTATTTCAGCCCCTAGTCCTGATCCGAACGCACCAATAGCTGACTATTACCGACAACGGCAGGAGTACGTATCACAGCCTGAGGTTCTCAGGCAAATCATCCGAGATGCCTCCGCACTTCCCGGCGTGGCTCCCCAAACTCCCGTTTGGGCGGCTCAAAACCCCGCACTGGCTTATGAAATGCTTCAGCGAGCTAAGGCTCGCCCTGACTTGTCTCAACAGACACCCCAGCCTGTCACGGTGGAAATTGGTTCTCAACTAGGCGACAACCCAGTCAATAACGCTGCCGGTAACGCAGCCTACGGCGCCGCTGCCGCAGTAGATCGTTCGGCTGGCGCATCCGATTTAGAAGATGCGACACGTCCTTTAACTCGGCCTAAACTTAATTATGTTCCGCTTGGAGGACGTTTTGTTCCTTCGACTGGTTCTATTCCCGCAATCCCCATCGGTTGACTTAGGAGACAGTTAAATGGCTGCTACTGACATTTTTACTAATCCTCCGAAAGTAGGGGGTTATGAGTTTCCTTCTTCGACAAGCTTTAACTACGATGTTTTTCGCCCTGATCTAGGTAATGTTCTCGACCTTAATTCCCTGGGTCTCGGCGGAGCTTCTGCGCCTAGCCCCGTACAGCCCGGTGCTGAACCCGGCTGGGGTAAACAATTAGAAGATTTCCTAGGCGGTGTAGGCAAATTCGGCGCTGGGTTAGGCGCAGGCATAGCGGCTGCCCGTGGCGACATGCCGATGGCAGGCCAACTTCTGTCTAATTATTTCCAAGACAAAACTGGAGATACAGACGAAAGTGGTGAATCTTCCCTGGAGAAAGCTCTCCGCGCTCTTAAGGAGAGTGGCCTTATTTCCTTTAAGCTGAATACGGATGACGAATCCGATAATCTCATGATTTGAGACGAAAAATAAATAACACACAACGTACTGAGCTTACCTAATGGCATCGACTTCCACAAACAAGCAGCCCTGTCTTATCGACCGTCCTTTTTTACGGGGCGCTCGAATTACCAGTGCGACTACCACGTGTAACCCCACCAACCCCAATCTGACTGACCTTATTCAGTTAGTCCGCGTGGGCGACCTCCCTTCGGAGGATGCTGCTTTGGTTGAAGACATCACCATTGTCAGCAACGAAGGTTATCCCGATAACAGCGGTCGTCGTTCTGTTGACCTGGGGCTCTACGTTTACGCTCCCAACCAAGCAGCTCCCTCCACGTCGGCTGCCTTAATGGTTGGTCGTGTTGAAGTTGGGCTCAGCGGCTCAACCCGAGGTGTTCCCCAGAGCGTTCAGCTGTTCGCCTGCAACGCACCGACTCCTCAAGTTGGTGATACAAACCTTCTCGCGCCCATTCAAGTCGGTAAATCCGAGGGTTTGTATCTGGAGAAAGGATACATCCTCGCTGTAGGTTACATCGGTAATGGAAGCACCGCAGTATCCGGCGGTTTGAGTCCTTCTGGTATCACTATTTGGAGCCAAGGCGGCTTCTACTAAATTGTGTCACGGAGACGCGGGTCAGATAATTTTAACTTGCGGCCGTTTAAGGCAACAAATCCTGCTGAATTACCGAAAACGGTAAAGGGATCCGATAACACAAAGGAGTTGAATTCTCCTTTACCGTTTAAACGGCGTTTCCGACCTGCGCTTAATACAAAAGATTTCAGCGTAACCAGCGAGTACGATTACGCTTCGCTTTGGGTGCGTTGGCGCCGTGGCTATGAGCTGAGTATGTATTCTCAGCAGGCTTACGGAGGTTTAACTTATTCTTTTAAGTATTTCGTATCGGGTACTCCTGGACTGGGTGTCTTTCTACCCGGCATGTGTTTTATGTATCCGACCACACGGACGGATATGCGTATGCACATGGTTGGGATTCGTCCTAGAGATTCGTTTAACTTTCTTAATTTCGGTTATTCGATCGTTTCTGTCACTGACTATGACGCGGACACCTACGCGGTGCGCTTGAGCTCTAATTTTGGCGCTCCTATTTCTTTCTTCACAGGCGAAGTTCTGTCTAATAGATTCAGAGCAGACGGTACAGACAAAGAATACGGATTTAATAATTACACAGTAACTGCTGTAGGTATCAACAACGTACCCGTAAACCCTTCTTACGCTCCTATTTTTAACACCCTGTTTTTATCTCACGGTGAGAACACAAGTTGGGCTGTAGTTGACGAAAATACACTGGCTATACCCGCTACAGGACCGCCGGCTGTTGGAGAGTACCTAACAACCGAGATGCGCTCACAATGCACTTGCTCTGATTTCTTAGCCAGGGAGAACTTTAATTTATATGATGCGTCTATACGTCGCAAGTACCCGCGAACACGTCCACAAAACTTCGATCCCGGTTACTACGATGCCGGTGTCGACGGCTCGCCGCGGTTAGTAGACTCATCAGATAATCCAGGTTTCGCTAGAACGTTTGGTTTTATTTATATTAATCAGATATACAATATTCCTAGTTTTTCTGAAGCTACGTATTCCGATCCCAACTTCTTCTACTACCAACCGAAATGGTGTAAGCATATTTATGCCGCTATGTGGGACATGCAGCGGGCCTACAACCAAGGCGTTGCAACAGGACCGTGGTTACCTCAGCCGACGGACGAACCTCTTAACGAGTATTACAGAGAGTATTTTGAAAAAGAATTAGCACGCCAAACAACATTTCTCAAACGAGAGAAAGATTTGGTCTGGTGGCAGCGTTACAGCCCCGCGAAAGATGATATGCCAACACACATGATGTATCCGGATATGTATAACATGATGACTAAGACATTAAATGCAGGAGACTTAGCTGCGCTGAATACGCTTCAGGGACGCAGTTTTGAGATGTTTACTATTGATGAGTTCAACCCCTTCGATCCTGCATCGTTTGTTGTTAATACTTACGACGGGGGAACGTACGAAAACGGTGTGTTAGTTAATCAACCCACTAATATTTTTGATGGCGGGCAGTACCTGAACGGGGTTATAGTTCCTCCAGCTGGTTTCCCGTCACTAATAAACGGCGGCGTATATTAAATGACCTCGACTCCCGTCATTCTTCTTCTTAAAAGATCCGGCCAGTCATCTGATCGACCTCAGACTAGTGTTGTTCAAAATGGCGAACTTGCCATCGCCGTGGGCGCAGCCGACCCAGGTCTCTACTTCGAGGATTCTGCCGGAAGTATTCGAAAAATCGGCCCTTCGCATTACGGCACGACGGCACCAAACTCAGCTCCTGTCGGGTTAGCGGGTAACTCAGTTGGCGAGCTTTGGGCTGACAGCTCGTCAAGTAGCTATTACCTGAAAGTCTGGACTGGCGGCGTGTGGCAAAAAGTTGGAGCCGGATTTGCCGATTCTGCAACTACGGCGACTACGGCAACTACGGCAACATTTGCGACCCAAGCCTCTACGTCTACACTTTCGTCTGGTACTATTCTGGCTTCTGGTGCCATACTGGCTTCTGGTGCCGTTTTTTCTAACACAGCGACGCTAGCTTCCGGAGCCATACTGGCTTCTGGTGCCATTCAGAGTTCCACTGTGGTTCTTAGCGGGTTACCGAGTCCGACCGCGAACCCATCTGGAACTCTTATCTACCAAGTTCAATCTTCCGGCGTGTTTGCCGCCGGACTTTACGTCCGCGCTAGGGACACGTGGCTTCTTGTTTAAGGGCGAAGAGTGCTCTTAAGGAACCAAGAAGATTTAAACATCGCTCCCACAAGTTCCGCCAGGTAGTTTTCGATGTCCGGAGCGTCGACTTCTTTTGCTACTTTTTGAAGATCTTTGGAGGCCATTCCGCACGCCTCTAAATTTTTCAGATATACGGTAAGACCTTCGCGTGTTTCGTATGCTTTAACGTGTTTAAATCCTTTGTACGCGCCCAGTAAACCTCGCTCGCACATAGGCATCAAGAAGTCCATCGAGCGAATAAATTCGCCGATTTTGTCGAATTGATCGATGTGTGCGTTGTACTGCTTTTTCAGGAACTTGTGGATAGGCAAAAAGAGCGGACCCTCGACATTCAGGTGAAGAAGGTGACTCTGAACGTAAAGTTGGTGTAAATAAGACGATAAAGACACCAGTCCAGAAATTAAATCCTGAACTGATGCCTTGTTCTCCTCGTTCCCCTCCTCCGATTCTTCGAACATCTGCTCGGTAGCTTCCTGCGGAGCAGGCATAGAGTTAAAAGAACCGGAGAACGTCATTGTTTATTTATCAGAAAGAGCAAGCAGCCGCAGTTTCGGGCTCTGCAGTTTCCACTTTAGCTGCGGAGGAAGTCTTCAGGTATTCTTCAAGTGCGTTTTTGTTCACGCGATAGAGAGATTTGGCGCCGTTAGGCTGCAGATTTACGAAGATTTGCTTGGGCCAGCCACCGGGCTGGTTGGACTCAGTCAGAGCGATACGCTTGCGAACGAAACCAGAGCTGCAGTTCAGGAATTCAGCAGTTTCTGCGATTGTCAGGAGATTCTTGTCGTCAGGCATGACGGTATAGAAGATGAGTTACAGAGGGAACTATAGAGCTTTTTCTGCTCTGCGTGGCGATGTGTGGAGGAGTTTAGGTACTCTTAAGGTTTCTGTTACGGTTGATGACGTGCTTGATTCTTTAGAATATCCTCAGGTTCCATGTATTAATGGCTATCCGCATCGCTGGGGAAATTTTTAAAAACTATAACGTCCCCAAAAAAGACGTTCAGGGCGGTAAAGAATTCTCCGTGGCAGCGAAGGAAGGGAATACTGTGCGTTTAGTGCGATTTGGTGATCCGAATATGGAAAACCGTAGCGATAATCCAGATCGCCGGCAAGCTTTTCGGTCGCGTCACAGCTGCGACGAAAAGAAAAGCAAACTTACTCCTGGGTATTGGTCCTGTAAAGCATGGTAAGCACACTTAGTGTTATTTTTATCTCTAACGCATAACGAATCGTTTTATTTTCTAGAAGAGTGTGATAAGGAGACGCTAAGAGTTAGACTCTGAGTATCGGCAGCCGGCACATGGCCTCCAAGCGTGATTCGGAGCACACAGGGAACTTAGCCTGCGGTTTGACGCTGGAAGACGAGTTTGTACTTACACGCATTCGTACTAAAGCTCACACACTGCATAGTAAGGATCGCGATAATTATCTCTGGGATAAAGTGTTTAAATTGATCTGTCGAGAAAGAGCCTACAAAACCGTAATGGCTGAAGTCGGAATTGCTGTGGATACAAATATGCAGTTATTCGACGACGAAGAACTAAAACAAGATTGATCAGGATTTAAACTACGTTAATAAGCTTATTCTTCGCTGATGTCTTACACGAGCGAACAACTGAAAGCCATTGCACGGCA